CTGAACACACATATTGATCCGTATTGTAGAGTGTGTGTTCAGATTTGTTTCCGGGGAAAGAGAAAACCCCTTGAGGCGGTAAAAAGCCGTAGACTCAAGAAAAACTCTTTCTGTTATTGACCTGTAATGTCAGTCAACAACAACAAAGTACAACCAGTAAAGGTAATACCTTGCACCCAATTTTTGTTCCGAGCTGGAAAAGATCCAGAACATCAGAACGCGAGATACGCGTACAACTAAGCGCCAGCTGTTTAAGGCAAGCACTCAGAGGTGACAAAAATTAAAAGAAACAAATACTGCAAAATAACACAACTAAAAATACTACTACAAGTTACTAAAAATAACAAACGGTATAATGTGAGCAAACAGTAAAATTGATAAAAAGCGGACATATTAAAATAACAATTAATAAGACGCACGCAGTGGCAATCAAAGGGCCAGTTGCGATTAGTAAAAACCACAATAAATAACAACAGTGGTCAGCTAGCAGCTTCCTGCTTTGCCAACAAAGTTATTTACAGTTGCCGAAACGGCAGAGACAAGTCGGCGTTACGCTTTCGCGCACGCACCTGATCACCATGCTAATCATGGGCCAGGAGATTCTAAAACCTAACGTACTAACGACAGAATAGACAGTAAAATAACAACTTAAAATAAAATAAAAACTAAATGTTTTTGTTTTTCAAATTCCGCTAAATGAATTTGAAACCCCGGGAGAACCTAAAGTTTAAACCTGGGGCGTAAGACTGTTCTCGTCAATCGGAGACCAATCTCTTTCCTCGACAAACGCTTCTTCAAGCGCGTCCTTGGCTGCTTTCGCAACGATGTCTAGATCGACTTCGTCGCCCACCACACGATGTGCATACACGCGATGTTGAATTCGAACATCAACCTCGAGTGCGTCACATAGTGTCGAGTAGCAGATCCACATGGGTCTTGGAAACAGATCGGCACCTCGTTCGGAGAGCTGAGAATACAGCTCAAGTCCCGGAGTGATCGGAAATACTAGATCAGAGAAATAGTAATCCGGATGACCGATTGAAGAACGCAACGATTCTGCGAGACAACGTCGTAAGTCTCGATTGTACTTCGGGAATAGGGTCTTCATTGAAGGAAACCCATCATCCGTTAGTTTCATCGAGCTCCACGCATGATAGCGTGGCACGACCGGCGCATCAGCTGGCCGGAAGTGATTTACGAGGTCGTAAACGCAAGTGCTCCACTCAGGCTCACGATTCGCAAGCTGGAGTAGATCGTCACGGACATTCCAGAACAGATCTCGCGCGATACATTCGGGCCTCATCGTCATCGGTCGCACGAAGCGTTTCTTTCCATCAAACAGAAAAGAAACAACGTCGTTCTTGATGACAATTTTGGTCGAAGCATCAGGGTTTGCTTGTCTGATTGCATGGCACAAGTCGTTCAAATCGACGGACGCAATTGCCGATTGGCTGAAGGCAGGATTCAGCACTCCATTATAGAGTACAAAATCCTCATCTCCTCCTTCCAATCCATGGGCAACTATTTGACCGTCATCATCGAGCTCATCGTAACCATGTACCAGATTTCGCAGGGATTGAATTTCAGAACGCATCCGTTGAAGTTCCAGAGTAGTCGAGTTAGGAACCAAATAGGCGTCAGAGACATTTGTGATATCAGAAGGCAACTGATGTGTCAATGGGCTTATGGATGTAGTGCACTGGATACAGTATGAATCGCCGTAGCGAATCACGTATCCAAATACAATAGAACCAGAAGAACCAGTGACAGTGTTACCTGCCATCGCAATTTGTCTCTTCCACGTATGTGTAGCTCCCGTGGTGGGGGTGTTGCCTTTTATAGTCCTCATGGTTGTACTATCATAGTAATAACCACTTGGATTATAATCGACCTCACCCGCAGCAAGAACTTGACCAATTGGAACATTTCCTTGATACGTGAAATCAAAATCCGCAGAATAACAAGTGGGTATCAAATACCCACCGTCAGTCTGGAATGATGCAGTGTTCGTTGTCGCAACAATGTTGTTCATCCCATCCATTGAAGAGGACGAAACGATCCACAACTCACCCTCGGCAAACAGACTTTCAGTTGTTCCACCACTGGCTTGTGGCAGAACTTTGAATTCATGCATGTCGAGATTTGCTGCAACAAACATGGTTCCGGTTATCGCAGTGTCAGCTCCAGAGGAGTTAACAAGCGGCTGAAACAGAATCATGTAAAGCATTCCGGTTGACTCGGACGTCTCAAGATAGGGACGTGTCGAGATAAACGGAACATCCAGTGTCCACTCAGTCTCATTAGCTGGATTGATAATGATCTTGTGGGACCAAAAGTACGACTCATCGATCGTTGGAGGGGTCGATGCAGACGTATTACCTGGTACGAACACGGCAAGGATCTTGCATTGCTGCAAGATCGTTTTCGTGAAAACGAAGCGGAACTTGAAAGAACCTCTCCAGAACTTGTAAAATTCCGAGAGGTATGAAACTCTTGACGGATAGTCTCCGTTCACCATTTTCGATGGGCTCATCTCCTGCGAATGGAGAACTGTACCCTGCGAAGTGCTTGGCAAGAACGAAAACTGTGTCAATACAGTCTCATGACTCAAAATTTGGGAAACAGTCGCTTGAGAAGTTGCTTGAAGATCAGAAGGGTTAAGAGACCCTCCAGGTCTTTCGCGCACCAACTCAGCGTTAGCTTGATTAACCAGTGGCTGGTTATCATCCAAATTTCGCGATTCGATATTGGAAACATCGTTACCTTCGGCCATTTTAACATAAAAAGACAAAAATACAGTTAAACAAATAACAAAATAAAGTTAACGAAGTAATAAAAAGAAATAGTGAAATAAACGAAAATAAAACACTGTGTAGATGATTGTTAGACTAAAATAAAACTAATTTTACAATAATCGGCGAACAATTTGCTATCGAATCTAGCAAGTTTTAAAAGAAAATGAATTCCGGAGATCGACGAGGAGTCGACCCAAGTGGTTGGTTCCCGGGTAATCATTCGGTAAATGGCACCGCAGAGTTTTCTCTGCGAGGCCAGCACCCCAGAATTTATCTGGCGTGCTCTCAACGAGCGGCCTGTTTCCTGTTGAAACAAGTCGCTCCTTGAGATCGGGGTTCTGTTCGAATTTCCTTTGCAGGATCTTCTTCATCACGGACACCTTGACCTTGTCCCATCTTTGTTTTTGGGATTCGGTCATCTGTCTGTTCAACACCCCAGAAAATCGTTTCGCCGCTGGTCCATTCATACGAACAACTCTGATTCCTTGACCTGGAAGTTCACATTCACTGTATTTCTCGAAGACATAAATTGCCTCCGAGCATTTGAACGTGAAACCTTTCCATTGAATCTTGCATTCGTAGAAGTTGGACAGAAAGCGATTTTCATTCCCGGAGAAGAAGAACATTGGATCTTCAATGTCCTGTCTCACTCCCCCCACAAACGGTGATGACACATTTAGGAATTGGTCACGGATGCCAATCTCTCCCATCAGTCTGCGACAAGTATCGGATTTCCTCAACTCATCGCAAAACCAACCGAAGTAACTGTCTCCGTGTAACGCTGCCGAACGAATGGCAGCAGTTAGCGTTCCTTTGTAGTCCTCATCGTTCGCGCCGGACCAACACCACCGAGGAATCTCCTCGATGAGTTGTTTCGACAGAGGCCCAACAAATAAATGTTTGGGCCCCTCAAACGGGTTTGGCAGGAAACTCCGAGTCAAAAACGTCAACTCGTTCAGCGGTATAAACGACTGGCATTCCCCTTTATCAGGGGCAGTCGCCGTAATCCCAATTTCTTGAAGAATTGGTGGGATTGACGTGCCGTTGAACCAACGAGCTGCATCTGACACTGTACATATGAAATCATCTCCGTAACAGTGCAGAGCCACATTTCTGTGGAACATTGTTCGACTCAGAAACGAGTGGTTTCCCGTTTCGATCGCCAAGCGTATGTAGGCAATGTACAAAACAATCCAGTTGACAAGCGTATTCACGAAGGTCGTGAGGAATATTCCAGACGGATTTCCTTGGTGCGCGTGGTAGAGATTTCTCCCCATCACAACGAAGTGGTTAAAACATTCCACTCCTGAGCACTCAATTCGATCATGCATCTCTTTTGGATAAAATTCCTTCACGATGTCCATGGCGGTTGCTGTCAATATCGGATGTTCTGAAGCATCAAAGCCTGAGTAGTCAAAACCAAAATGGTTCCGACCGACGTCCAAATGTTTATGGATCATGTCGTTCCACTCAGTCCCTTCTGCATTTATGCCATACGCATGGTTCATTTCGACCCGATTGTTCTTGAATTGGTAGATCATGTCGCCGAAATACATACGATCCACGAGGGTTTTCTCCATTGGTGCGGCGGTGAAAATGCGCGTCTTCTTCAGACTCACACGTTCAACGTCACGCCGCTCGTCTTTCAGGGTTCCCCGAAAAACGATCGGATTTGCGAGTTTCTCCTCGTGGTTTGCAAGCATCTCATTAACACGCTCCACCACTTCCGGCATTGGCTTCCATCCTTCCTCATCCTGTTCGAACCATTCAGTTTTCCCTTTTTGTTGGGTTTTCTTCAGGGCCATCCAGGGTAGGCCAGGAGAAGTGTCCAAAGGAAAAGGTGGTAGTTGTCCAAAGTGGGTTTCCCCACTCAGGGCTTGATCCAGAGTTAACATCGAGCAAGGCTCAATGAACTCCTTCATATCTTCCACCACCCACTCCTTAGCCATTGCCAAAGAAGTCATTTCCACATAACCGTGGTCGTGATACTTCTTCTTCATGGCCTTTTGATATGACTCATCATCAAGC